GTGTACCAAATGTTTCTACAACTGCTTTTCCTATCTGTTTTACTACTCCAGGTAATTCTCTTTTCAAAGCTCCGATAATTACTGGAGTTGATTTTATTAATTCGGTAATTAAAGACGTTGCTGCATCCAATAACGGAGGTAATAAAGTACTTACTAAGCCCGGCAATTCAGCTTCTACATAAGGAGCAAGTCCAGTTATCAGACTGCCTACACCTTTCAATCCCTTTTCTATAGCCGGCATTACATTATCACCGAAGGTTTTAGCACTTTCTACAAGATAACCCAAACATTGGTCAAAACTATCATCACCAACAACAAGGCTTGTTATAAGATTACCCCATGCAGACTGCATAGAAGCAAAAGAACCCTGTATAGTTGTACTTGCTTCTTTTGATGTTGTACCTGTAATGTCTAAGCTATCCTGAATAGCATGTATTGCCAATATAATATTACCAAAACTCATATCATTGGCTTTTACTGCTTTATCCATTTTAGAGGCATCTTTTATAAGGCGTTTCATTTCCTCTTGTGTACCACCATAGCCTAGTTTTAAGTTATCAAGCATTGTATAATTCTGTTTTGCAAAACCCTGATAAGCATTTTGAATACTCTCCATATCAGTACCCATTTTGTTTGCATTATCTGACATATCTACTATCGCCTTATCGGCATAAGATGCAGCTTTTTTAGTATCGCCACCTAAACTAGCAATCAAACTGGCTGAAAATCCAGTTACTGTTTCCATATAGTCATTGGCAGAAAGTCCAGCTGTTTTAAAAGCCTTATTGGAATTGTTTAAAACTTCTTTTTGAGCAGACATTAAACTTTCATATTTCTTTTTAACAGCAGTTGTGCTTTTCCCTGTACTTTTTGCGTAATCCTCTATTGAACGACCACCTGCACCAAATAATGTTTCTACACCACCAATAAGCTGTTCAGTATCTGAATAAGCTCTAACTGATAACCCAACTAATGTAGCAACGCCTGTTGCAGCAGCACCTACACCTGCAGCAGTTGTCTTTACTGCCGTTTTTGCTACAGTACCTGCAACTGACCCTACCTTTTTAAGTCCGGCTGTTACTTTGCTAAAACTTGTGTTGCTTATATCTTTAAATGAATTTTTCAGTTTATCTGCTTCATCTGTTGTATCGCCTACACTTTTTTTAACTTGCTCAGTCTGCTTTCTAGTTTTATTTAAACCATCATCGTTGCCTAAATCTTCAAACTGCCTTTTTAAACCATCTACATCTGATGTTACTCCTCCAAATTTCTTTTTGAGGTTTTCGATGTCTTGTGTTATTTTTGTGAGAGATGATAATATATCTTTACTGTCGATGCTTATTTCGATTACATCTTGCCTTATTACTTCTTTTGCCAAACTCTCACCTTCCTTTATTTCTTAAATTTCTGGTTATCTTGCTTAATCTTAATATCAAGTGCCACGTTTGCCATTTCAATTTCTAGCGGTGACATCTTATAAAAAACAGTATTGTAATCAAGTCCAGAAAACACTAATCTATAAAGTGGCCAATCATCTCTTACTCTTTGTGTCAGTTGAGCCTTCGTCAGATTCTTCTTGAAAAGTACCGTTATTAACTTCTCCTAAGAAAGCAATAACTTCATCTAATTCCTTTGCATCTTCAAAGTCATCTAATGTTTTCTTAGGTGTAACAAGTACATTTTCTAATAAATACTCTGCAATCTTACGCATACTTGTTGTCTGTGTGCCGTCAATGTAAGTTCTATCTACAGCATCATATCTACTGCCAAAGCCATTAAACTGTGCTGTGTATTCTGTGCCATTAATTTTCTTAGTTACCTGTGTAAATTTCTTCATAATATAAATCCTCCTAAATTCTTATATTAAAAAAGGGAACACTAAGTGCTCCCCATTACCAAATTATTTATAATGTTCTCTCCGTTGTTAAATCAAAAATCTGAAATTCAAACTCAACATCTTCTGCTTCATTTCCTCTTGAAATTTCTGGATAATTTTTAATATTAGCCATAGTGCCACCGGACCTTTCTCCTAATGACTTATTTGTGTACCAAAATGGAAATGGGTCAGACTGCTTTGCTAAAGACATTAACATTGAAAACTGTGGACTTGTCACCTGCACAGTTAATGTTGCACTACCTAATGAATTGTTAATCTCACTTTTTACAACATCCCCCTGTGCACCTACGGAAGTAGAAAAGAACTCCTCATCTTTTTCAATAGATAACATATCTTCACCAAAGCCTGTAATATTAACACCGTTTACTGTTACTGTAGTATCTTTGGCGTTGTATTTTGCAAATAACATAACTTTGCACCTCCTAGATATTTATTGTACCGTTTACTGTTACTGAATGTATAGCTCCGGCTAAATCAAATGTAAATTTGCCTTCCATATACTGTCTTTTTTCTCTGTCACTAGCTTTAGTATCAGTTCTTCTTGCAAAATTAACAGTATATGAAGCCTTACCATTGTCATCTTCGGCAATTATTCCGTTATTAAAAGCATCCTGTAAAACATTAGCCACAACGCTTTCAAGCATAGCTATCCCCGTATTATCATAAGGAATTTTGTCGTTTATGATTAAGCACTGCTGCAACTGATATTTAATCTGTGTAATAAGCCAATCTTTGGCATCTAAAATGTCAATATATTCGCCATTAAGTAATTTACCTTCACTTGTAACATCATAGCCTGCCTTATGAACATACGCATTGACATTGTGTGAATGATAATCATTTAATGTTGTTTTTGTTATGCTTTCGTCGGCATATACACCCTTCAATGACATATTTTTGTATGTAAAACTACCTACTGTCTTATTTCCTGTATGTGCCATAAGTGCAACACATATATTATTAAGGTTTTCGTCTGTATCATCCTTGAATACAGGAATATTAAGATATACAAATGTACGCTCCATACCCTTTACCTTTAAATATGTATCTGCAATAAACTTTTTGTATGCAGTTGTGCCTGAAATATCTAAGCATAAAACCTTTGATTTGCTACTTTCAATCACTCTACTTAATGGTAAAATATCACTACTAATATCCTCTTTTGTTGGAATTAAGTATCTCCAATTCTCGTTAAAGTAGTCTGCAATTGTAATGTTTCTGCTTGTAATAGCACAAGAAAGTAAGCCAACCTTTTCAGGGGCGTTTTCCTGCATAAATGCTGTTTCAACCATATTTAACATATTTCTAAAGCCTGTACGTAAAGGAGCTATAGTAATACCATATATGTGTAATGTAGCTTTTTCTTCGCTAGTTACATAAAATGTAAACGTACCACTTGTTCCAGCACTTAAAGTAATCATCTGTGCCTTATTTCCTGCAAGTGTAATTCTATCAACAATGTTATTTTCATTATCTGCAAGAATTAATGTAACACTTTTACTCGCAGATGAACCACAGCAAGCTAAACATAAGTTTTCATCTGAACTTTCAAAAGTAATAGAAAGCCCGTTGTCTTCACTTATTTTTTCTACTCTTTTAGAAAAAGTTTGTCCGGCAACAAATGCACTTTCATCACCAACCGTATATTTTGTCCCTATAAATTTAATTTTTCCTTTTGTGTCTAAAGCATCTAACTGTGTTTTTGTTGCCTCAGTTGTTAATGTATTAAATTTAACAGCAGAACCGGTTTCATCATCAAGTACACCTGTACATTTTCCTATTACATCTTTAGCTTCTGAATAGCTGCTAACTTCTGTATAAGGTAATATTGGTGTATCATCTGCATTAGGGTAATATAAACATATACCACCAAATGTAGCTGAATTGATTACATCTTCTACTCCAATATTAACTGTAATATCACTAATATTGTTAGACATCATTCTTCCTCCTTCAAATTTATTTTTTCAATTTTACCTATACTTTCTATAGGATTTTTAACTTCACTCATTAACCAGAATACAACATCAAAACCGTTTTTGTATTCATATTCAATACTTATCAAATTATCTCTGTTGGTTATTTCTCCTACCCTTTGAACAATTACATCATTGTCATTTAGATAGCAAATACCTGTGCGACATAAAAATTCCCTTGCTTTATTTGCAAGGGTTATGCTCTCATCATATTTGTTTGATTGTACTGATATGCTCCAGTTTTGAGTAACCGGTATTCTATCAATACCATCTTTATATTCTCCCCATGTACCATTATTAGCACTTTCAAGAGTAGTTATATTGTATGATACATATGGGTAATCCGGTGGTTCTGCATTTTGATTACCTCTTATAACAGGTACACCAAGATAATCTTTTAACCCTGTTACAACGGTTTCCCTTAATTTATCGTACATCATCAATCCTCCTTGCCAAAAGCACTAATATATTTTAAAGTGTATTGGTATACACCTGTAAACTCGGCATTTTCAACCTGATTTTCTACCCTGTATACCGAACCCCTATGTATAACTTTAGTTTCTGTTAAAGGTAAAGGTTCAAAGACAAACAGGTATTTATCCATAGAAGTCAATGTTCCGGTAGACTGATATATTTTGTTGTCACTTATGCTTATAATTGCACCTGTAAGTTCTTTTTCTTCTTCTGTGTGTACTTCATCGCCTTTGCTGTCATATGCTGTAGCAGAGCTTAAAATCACCCTAAAAGAAGTGATGTACTTGTTAATTAAAGAAACAAAATCAAAATACATTAATCATCCACCTTCCAAGTAATTCCTCTTATCATCTGTCCTGTGTCAATAAGAGGGTTACTACTACCTTTATTTTCTTTGGTTACTCTTGAATTTGCCGGACTGTTTAAATTTCTAGCAAAAGTTTTAATTTTACTAGAC